CCGCTATTAAATACACTCCGCTAACTCTTACTTATGGTGACATGACACTAATCTCTGCATCCACTACAGCGGTGGATGGCGCACCAACCAAAGGAGATTTGGTTGTTGCTTGGACTGATGGTATAGGAACAGCAAGTCTAAATACTGATATTAAATTCTATATCAGTCGGGATGGTACGAATTACACCAGTGCATTGACTCTTGTAAATCAGGGAACAAGTGGGGGGCAAAATGTTGCTTCTATACATGACGTTGATCTAAGCGGTATCGCTTCTGGGACAGCGATGAGGTACAAGATTACAACTCACAATCAATCAGGCTCTAAATCAACAAGAGTAAATGCAGTATCACTAGGCTGGAGTTAAATTATGACAGTAGAAAGCGCAGATTTCATCAGTGGATTAGTCCCCGCTTACCCTCCCGGCTCAGATTCTATCTCAGAAGGCGACGACCATCTTAGATTATTAAAAGATGTATTGCAGGGAACATTTCCCAACGCTAATGAAGCCATAAACGGTATTCATACGGGAACATCTGAACCAACATCTAAGACAGCAGGTACTATTTGGTACGATACTACTGCCTCTAACAAGGTATTGAAGGTCTACAATGGTACTTCTTTTGTGACCTTACCTGTTTCCCCAGAGGTAGCCTTTAAGCTGATGGGCGCAACTAATGTTGGATGGGTATTACCGACAACAGATGGCACTGCTAATCAGTTTCTAAAAACGGATGGTGCTGGAAACCTAGATTGGGTTTCTGCTGCTGGCGATGAGTTGCCAAGCCAAACAGGTCATTCTGGGAAATTCCTGACAACGGATGGCTCATCAGCTTCTTGGGCAGCAGCTCCCGGCTCCATATTAGCGACAACTCATTCCAGGTTAACTGGTAACGCTGTGAATAGAAGTTCTACATATATTGATTCGGGGCTTTCTTTCTCCCACACTAAAACAGTTGCTGCAAGTGACCTGTATATAAATGTTAATATAGTCCAAGAAACATACGCTAACTTTTCAAGTGCAACAGAGATGTATGTATACGCCGAATTAAGGGACTCAGGTACTGTTACCACCACTTCTGACCCTATAACGGGTACTAATGCTAATCAGAAAATTATGGGGATAGAGGATGTTGGACAAGGAACAGGGGTAACCTGGGATCATTTACAGGGCTGGTCTTGGATGTACAAGGTAACAAACGCTAACTGTCCCTCTCCGGGAGCAGGAGCTCAGAGTTTTAAGATAGCCACTAAGCTAACCAATGCATCTGATATGGGATCAGATTTTAGTATGGGATGTACGGTTATGGTATGGGAGATAGCAACCTAATGGATACTAGATTATTAAGTGACACTCTAGCTAGATTATCTTCTGGCGCGGATTTTATTGTCAAAACGGAGGTGTCCGATTCAAGCGACTACGATACTAATGTTGTTTTTCTTGACCCCTCTAAAAAACCATCTTGGTCAGAGGTGCAGGGTGCCGAAACAAATACGAAGTGGGTAACTGTGCGGGGAGAGAGGGACGAGAAATTGCTCTCTTGTGATTGGACACAACTTGACGATGTTCCTCTAACCGCTGAAAAGAAGTCTGAGTGGCAGTCTTACAGACAAGAACTAAGGGACATAACCAACCAACCCGACCCATTCAATATTACTTGGCCTACGCCTCCAGCCTAATGCCCTTAGTACCTATAAATGATCTTGGCGGGATAGGAATAATAAAGGATATACCTCCGTATAACCTTCCAGAGAACGCATGGTCAGATGGTAGGAATGTAAGGTTCCTGAATAACGGTGTAAAGAAAATTAGGGGGTATACTGAGGTAATGGCTACTTGTCCATTCGCTCCTTATTACATCCTCCCCTACGAGGACGCTAACGGAAACTACTATTGGCTTGCTTTCGGTACTGATGACATAGCCGTATGGGACAATACAAACTGGACTGACATAACCAGACAAACAACCTTAGTTCTCAATGGGGCAGTCTCTGCTAGTGCTGCCACTATAACCGTTGACACAGGGGCAGCCTTAACGGCCTTACCCGCTACAGGAAGCCTCAAGATTGGTACAGATATAACGGCTGACGCAAGTACAAACCGATATGAAACCTTTAACTACTCTGCTAGGGACACAAGTACGGGTGTTATCACCATAACCTCTCCAGCAATTACTCTCTATGCTCATCCAAACGATGCCATTGTAACCCCAACACTAACAACTACTACCACAGACGCTGACTACGATGCGAATACCACGAAAAGAAAGTGGGCCGCGACAAAACATAATGGGATAGTTATAGCTACAAACGGCTACGACACCCCACAGATGTGGCCTTTAAGTAGTGGTATTCCAAACAAAACCCATGCTATGATGGAGTTGAGCAACTGGCCTTCAAGCACAGAGAAGTGTAGTGTTATAAGATCTTTCAGAACTTTCCTTGTAGGACTGAACTGGCAACGAACTAATCCAGAGCCTAGACTTGTAAAGTGGTCTACTGAGTCCTCCTTTTATGTAGCTCCCAGCACTTGGGATGAAACAGATGCGACCTTAGACGCTGGTGAATATGAATTAGCAGATACGCCAGGAGAGATAGTAGATGGGCTTCCTCTTGGGGACTCATTTATTATATACAAGAACGACAGTATCTATATTATGAACTATGTAGGAACCCCCTACATCTTTTCGTTTAAGTTACTTACGCCGACAATAGGTTGCCTCACGAAGAACGCTGTGGCTGAATTTGAGGGTGGTCACTTCTTTATGGGGAACTCAGACTTCTATCTTAATGATGGGCAATCAATAAAACCCCTTCTTCCTGATAGATTGAGGAGGGCTGTATTTGATGTTATAAATGCTGGTGATACGAGCAATCCAAGCTGGATGAAGTGCTTTGTTGTTGCTGACCATCTACATAATGAGATGTTAGCTTGCTATCCTTCAGATGCTTCAACTACTGTAGATAAGGCAGTAATATGGAATTGGAGAACTAATACTTTTTCCATGCGGGACTTACCAACTACGTCCCACATAGCCTCTGGTGTTATGGCTGTGTTTCCAACTGGTCAGTCATGGACTGCTACAACCGGAACGTGGAACGCAAACTCTAGCGCATGGGGTAGTTCTGCGTATGATACGCATCTAGAAAACTTGGTGTTTGCTGACGTTACGAACACTAAAATGTACAGGGACAACAACGGAAACAAAAACGATACTACTAATATGACCTCATACATTGAGCGATCTGGTTACGATCTAGGGGATTCTCAGCAAGTAAAGTTTATAAGTGCTATATATCCAGAACTTGAAGTAAGCGGTAACAACTCTGTAAATGTGTATGTTGGCTCCCAGATGTCTACAGATGGTAGCATTGAATGGAACCCAGCAACTGGGGGTGCGCCGTATGTTTTCAATCCAAATACTCAGTCTAAGGTTTCTTGTAGAATGTCTGGCAAATACTTTGGAGTCAGGTTTGAGTCTACCGGAGATTTAGATTGGAAGTTACACAGTCTAGCTTTTGAGGTGAAACCCAAAGGAAAACGAGGGTCGAGGTCTTATACTTAATGGCTAACGCCCCGTCAAAAAATGTAAAGAGCGTCAACAGATGGTCACCTAATCCAGCCCCTGTAGACCCTTTACAACTCCCTGATTACCTATTTAGTGAGTTAAATAGATTAGGGGATATTATTTTCAACCTAGATACATTCAGACTAGAGCCAACTTATGTCGCACCAGAAAAACCAAGAGCAGGAGATATTAGATACGCAGCAGGATACGGAACCGCAGGCACATGGGGAGCAACGCTTGGGGCAGACGGAATCTACTGGTACAACGGAACAGCCTGGACAGCCATGTAATGTAGCTTTGGTGGCGGCTGATAAGGTTGCCTCCGTATGGGAGGAAGTCTATCCGTTACTAGAGAAAGCCCAAGTCTACGCAGCCGGAGAACTGGATACGCAAGACTTCTTTGATATGGTAAAGAATGGCGATATGCAGCTATGGGTAGCTGAAGATGATGACGGTATATTCGCAATGATGCTGACTGAGTTTGTACAGTACCCAAGGAAGAAGATTATGAGGATTGTCTCTATCGGGGGGAAGGAAATGAATAGGTGGATGAAATACTTTCCAGCTTTAGAGGCTGCCGCTTTGAGTGTTGGCTGTACTGGGTTTGAGATATTTGGCAGGAAAGGTTGGTTAAGGGTGTTGAAAGATTGGAAGTGTTCTTACCATGTCCTAACAAAAGATATAAAACATAGGTTACAATAATGGCTACATTAGCAGATTATCCAGATAATTGGGAAGAGATATTTTTATCTAATCCGAACTTTAGTATGGTTGAATACTCAAGGAAGGTGGATGAATACCAAAGGTTATTGAAAGAAAAGCAGGATGCTTATGAGTCTTCTGGTGGTGGAGAGGGTGCAGGAATGAGAAGCGATCAAATCTATGATAGTGATGGCAACCCTGTAGGCTGGGGTGGTGGTACTTTTTCTCCAACCGAGATGTCTACTGGTGAGCCTGAAGAGGTTGGAAAAAGATACGACCAATGGGGTAATGAGGTTGATATGGGGAATCGTAAATGGGGGATAGCATTCAATAAGGCATTGCCAAATGTCGTAAAGGCTATACCAGGATATAATGTTGTGCAGGCTATAAATGATTCTATAAATAAAAATAAAAATCAAACCGCCTCAACAGATACTACTGGGACAACGAATACTAACGTCATCCCACAGCTTTTATCGACTGTTGTTCCCACCTTTCAAAATTTTCTTGGGAACACGACACCGCAGAATACTGCAACATCTTCTGGCTATAACTGGAATACCCCTGTAGCTACAAATATTTTAGATGTTGTGGCGAATACTGAGGGTAATGGAGGGGGATTATTAGAGGCAATTCTTGAGGCCCAAGAGAATGTGGCGATAAGCCCAGACCTTAATTTGGATAACCAGCCGTTCTAGAGGAATAAATTATGAGTGGAGCAAGCAAATCAACTACAACAGCAACCCCTTGGAAGATACAAGAAAAGTATTTAAAGGGTGGCTTTGAGAAAGCAGCCCACCTGTTAGAC